GCTGGTCACGCAAGATAGCGGCGGCAGCGGTCACGGCCTGGCCGTTGGTCAGGATCAGCGGGCTGCTGTAGAACCTGGGCACACGCCCGAATGGCCCGCCCCACAGCGTCGGACTTTCCGGGTTGTCGTCCGTCACCAGGCCGAAGGCGGGGGCGCGGTTACTGGTTGGCTCACCCGCCGCCACGACGCCGTTGGCAACGCCTTCCCGCGTCACGCTGCTGTCGCTGCTGACCAGGACGCCCTGCGGCCCCGTGTCCACCGTCCACACGGCCGGGTCGCCAGTCGCGTCGGGTACCGGCACGATCTGCCAGACCAGTTCGCTGTCGATATAGACCTCGTACCCGATGGCCACGGCAAGCTGCTGGATGGCAGCCCACCTGTCCCTGTCGAACGTGACGACGGCCCCGGACGTGGCGTCAGGCCCCACGTTGAAGGTGGCCAGCGGGTACACGTCCGCGATCAGCGCCTGGATCTGTGCCGTCACGTTGGCCGCCGACAGCTTGCGGGGCACCGTAAACCGCTCGTCCGCTACCTGGGCGCTGCGGTCGTAGGCTGTCAGGGTGGCGCTACCGGCCGGGCGGCTGCGGTCAAGGTCTTGCACACGCATGCGCCCGAAACTGACCAGTTCGGTACTGCCGTCCGGGAACTGCACGCCCCGCTTGACCTCGACTTCCACGCCGTAGGGTGCCAGCGGGTCAGTGTCCAGCAGCGGGTACTGCAGCGGCCCGGCCAGCGTCAGGTCGCAGCGTGCCCGCCGGTCAGCCGTCCTGTCCAGTGTCACCGTGCCGTCCGTGATGGGAATGTCGAACGGCGGGCTGCCGTCCGGCAGGAATCCCTGCACCTGGGTTTCGTAGGCATGCGACGTGCGCAGGGCCGCCAGGAAGTCGGCGGACACCGCTTTCATGCGCCACGCCAGACGATGGTTTCCGGCGGCGGGGCCACCAGGACGTTGACGCCTTCCGCCAGGTCCAGGTAGTCCACCTCGCCAGCGACCACGGCCGCGTAAGTGCTGTAGCCGTCCACCACGTCCTGGTACGTCGGCCCGCCCGACAGGCCCGGCCCTGCCGGCGATTCGACTTCCTGATATTGCAGCGTCCACTGCCGCCACACTTCCACGCCCAGCCGCATGACACGTGACTCCTGCACCTTCTGCAGCGCCAGGTACATATTGCGCACGCCCCGTTCGGGTGGCGTCTGCATCAGCAGCACGTTGCCGGTGCTGGTCAGCAGGTGCAGCTGGTCGCGCTCGTTGTCGGAAGTCGTGTAAAGCACCAGGTTGCCTGTCGCGGCCTGGCGCACGTCGGTCACGACGATGGGCGACGGCCTGCCCTGCACGGTGAACACGCCTGTGGGGGTTTCGTAGTCGTACTCCGCCATCTCGGCGACGGTAATGCGCATGTTGCGCGTCGGCAGGCCGGGGTCTTTCAGCCAGTCGTCATCCGTGTCCCACGTCGCGGCGGCCACGTTGCTGACGCCCCACAGCGTGCCGTCCGTGTTGTAAATCTGCGCCTGGTAGGCGCACGTCGTGCGGATCGGGATTTCGTAGTCGAAGTAGATGCCGCTTCCGAACAGCACGACGCCGTTGGCCTGGCGCACGACGGCCGCCCGGCCGGACGGGTGGACACGGCCGATGACGACAGTGCCGCCAGCCGGGGCTGCGGGTGCTTCCAGCACCAGGCGCACGCGCCCGTCCAACGGCTGGACGACAGCCGACAGGAACACGCCCGCCGTGAAGTCCAGGGTGATGTCGAATCCGAAGGTGCCGTCACCGAAGTCAACGATGGGGGTCATGCCTGGCTCCCTGCCGCTAGCTGAAGGTCAAGGGCGCGGAACTGTGCTTCCACCGTCTGCTGCAGGCCGTCGCCCAGGTCGATGGTCAGGTCCGCCTTGAAGCGGTCGGGGAACTTGACGATGGTGGGCTGCTGCTGGCTGGTCACGGTCGTGCTGGCCCCACGCACAGCCAGGACAGCCTGCGACACCATGCTGGGGGTCAGCACCGAGGGGGCGATGCTGGACGGCACAGGCGGCGGCTTGACGGCTTCCCTCAGTACGGCGTCCAGGTTGGACTGCTGGTCCTGAATGCCGACGATGATGCCTTCCACGATGGGCTTACCCACCTGGTCGGCAAACACCCGCGACGGGCTGCCGATATGCAGGATGCTCTTGATGCCGTCCAGCGCCTGCGTGCCGATGCCCTTGACGGCATCGACGATGCTGCTGGCCCCCGACCGGATGGCGGACAAGATGCCGTCAATGATGGCCCCGCCGATCTCTGATCCCTTGCTGAACACCTGGGACACGAAGCCGCCCAGCGCGTCCAGCAGGCGACGGCCGAAACGGATGATCGGCCCGGCGATGCGTCCGGCCAGGTCACCGAACGGACGCAGGATCGCGGCAGCGATGCGCCCCGCCGCCCTGGCCCCGTCCGCCACGAAGCGCACCAGGAAGCGCAGCGCCATTTCGAACGTATCCTGGAACACGCCCGGCACGGCAGACAAGCGCCCGCGAATCGTGTTCACGACTGCCCGGCCCAGGACGGCAAAGCCGCCGACGACGCGGGGGAACTGGCTGTCTAGCTCGTCCAGGATGATGGTGAAGATGCGCTGCACCGCAGGCCGCAGCAGGTTGCCCAGGCGCAGCAACGGCTCGATGATAAGCGGGCCGATGACCTTGATGCCGCGCAGGGCCTGCACAAACTTGGCGGGCAGGAACGCCAGCGTCAGCGCTCCGAACGCGATGGCCGCGACGGTGCGCCAGTTTTTCAGCCAGAAGCTGGGGTCAAGCAGTGCCGCCACCATCGACAGCGCGATGCCCAGGCCGACTTCGGCAAGCTGGCCCTTGTGCTCGTTCACGGCGGCAATGATGTCGGTAACCAGCGTGTCCACAAACTCGGTAGTGATGCGGATGCTGTTGCCGATGGCTGCGCCGATGGTCTTGCCCACGCCCGTCCAGTCCACGCCCTTCACGGCCGACTGCAGGGTGTCGCGCAGGCTGTCAATCAGGCCCTTGGTGTCCCGAGTCGTGCTGCGTGCCTGCTTGCCAAGCTGCACCGGAATGGTGATCGTTTGGGTACTGCCGAACAGCGCATCCTTGATGGTCTTGACCAGGCCCGCGGCGGCTTCCTTGACCCCCTCGAACGCGATATGCAGCGCGATGGTCGGGCTGTCCGCTTCGCTGATCCTGCCCAGGAACGTCACGAAGTCGGTCATATGCCGCACCGCTTCGGTCAGCGGCGGCAGCAGCTTCAGGCCAATGGTGATTCCCAGAGTCTCTACATTGGACGTGAACGCCTGGATGGCACCCTGGAATCCCTTGGTGCGGGCTTCCGCCAGCCGCTGCGCGTTGCCCGCCTTGCCCACCTTGTCCCGGTACTGATCCAGCGCGTCGGCCCCGCCCAGGAACACGATCCGGGCGGCCTGCACGGCACGGCTGCCGAAGATGGTGGCCAGCGCCTGATTCTGCTGCTGCTGCGTCAGGTCGCCCAGGTGGGACGTGAACACCTGTGCGATCTTGTCGAGGGGCAGCATGTTCCCCGCGCTGTCGAACACGTCAATGCCGAACTTGTGCATGGCGTCCCGCGCCTTCGCGGTCGGCGCTTCCAGGGACCGCATGGACTGCGCCAGCGACGACCCGGCCACCGACCCCGACAGGCCCGCGTTCGCCATTTCAGCCAGGGCCGCCACAACCAGGTCGATGTCCTGGCCCGCCGCCTTGGACGCGCTACCGGCGAACTGCAAGCCTTCCGCGAAATCGCCAATCTCACCAGTGGACGCGTTGGCTGCACCGGCCAGCAGGTCGGCCACGTGGCCCGCCTGGCGGCCGTTCAGCGCAAAGGCGTTCAGCGCGTTGGCGGTGATGCCCGCCGCCGTGCCGACATCGACCTCGCCCGCCGCCGCAAGCTGCAGCGTGCCCCGGGCCGCGTCCATGCTGTCCTTCACCGACAGGCCGCCCTTGGCCAGTTCGGTCATCGCCACGGCCGCGTCGGCGGCCGACGTGGCAGGCAGGTGAATGTCCTTGCCCAGCTGGATGGCCAGGGCGGACACGTCTTTCATCTGACTGCCCGTCGCCCCGCTGACGGCCTGCAGCTTGTTCAACTCTGTCTGGAAGTCGCCAGCGGCCTGGGCCGCCTTGAACAGCCCGAATCCAGCGACGGCCGCGCCGACCCCCACGCCGATGGCCAGCGCCTTGCCCGCCTTTTTGCCGGCACTGGTCAGGGTACTGCCCAGCGATTCCCCGGTGGCCTTGGTCTTCGCACCCAAGGCCGCCAGGGATCGCGGGTCGTACTCGATCGTTACGAATGCCTTGCCAGCTTCAGTTGCCACCGTCACCCCGCAGGTGCTTCGCCAGGTCGCCCGCCGTCATGGCGATCCGGTTGGGCTTGGGCTTGTCCGCCTGGCCGGGCCGCGGAATCTTCAGCGGGTCAGGGGGCTGGCCCTTCGTCAAGGCCCCCACCATCAGCCGGAAGATGCCGTGCAGGATTTCCACCTGCGTGGCCACCAGGTCGTGCAACGGCTCCCACTGCGCAGCGTCGGCTTCCTTGACCGCGGCACGGAACATCATGCCGTCCATGGCCAAGACCTCGCTGACAGGGGCGTGCGTCATCCGGGCTACTTTTGCGACCGCTGCCGCTGTCGTCGCTGCGCCCGATTGGTAGGAGGGCCGTCGCCCTGCCTGTCGATCTTGGCGACGGTGCCCAGCCAGTCTTCCATGGCGGCCAGCACGGCTGCTTCGTCGCTGTGGCCGTTCAGGCCCGGCTGGCCCGCGGCCGTCCAAATCACCAGCATGCCGATGCGCATGTTTTCGGCGTCGGACCGCTTGGCGTCACCGTCGCCCGTGTCGTAGACCTGGCCCAGCCGGTACAGGTACAGCGGCCTGTCCAGGTCGTAAGTCTCCACGCGGCCGTCGTCGTACGTGACGGTCGCCTTCCCGCTGCCAGCGGCAGCGTCATCCTTGGCTGTGGTAGCCATGGCTCCTCCTTCGCCCCGGACTTGGGGCTGGTCATGGGGCCGCCCCGGACGTGGGACGGCCCCCCGTTACTTCGGGCCTAGCTACCGGACAGGAACGCTGCCGCGTCGCTGATGATCGTGGGCTTCTCGGCCCCGGCCAGCACGCCGAACTCCATCGGAAGGTTGGCGCTGTCGCCGCGCTGAAGCTGCATCGTCACGTCGCCCTGCTGCTCCACGCGGTCGTACACGAAGCGGTACTGCGTGTCGCCGTCGAACGCGTCCACGACCAGGACGTGCCGCACCGATTCGCCGGGGTCGGGGAAGGTGTACGTGCCTTCCGTCGCGCCCTTGTCGATGTCGCCGCCGCCCAAGGCAATGGCGATGTTGTCCGGGTTGGGCTGCATGACGGTGAACGCCACGGTGCTGGTGCGGCTGGTTTCCAGCGTCCGCACCGGCTCGTTCGACTGCCACGCGTTCAGCGACTGCGTTTCCCGCGTCACCGTGAAGGTCACCCCGTCTTCCGTGGTGTAACCCAGCTCCACGTAGTTGGGGTCGGATGAAAGGTCGGACAGGTCTGTAGGCAACGTCGTGCCTTCGTCGGCCACGTAGATATGGCCGTTGCCTGCCACGAAGATTTCGGTTGTGTCGAGTGCCATGCTTCCCTCCTAGGAAGAACTGGTCGGGCCGGGGGCTTCCGGCGTGGGGTGATAGGTCAGGACAAGATCGAATAGGTACCGTGGCGTGGGTACGTCCGTCAGGTCGGGGTCAGGCTGGTATCCCATGCCTTCGGCCCGGACGCGGGTTACCACGCCTTCGTCGTGTTGGCCGATGATGCGCTGGCACGCGGCAGCTGCGCACGTTTCGGCGATGGTCTTGGCGGTCTTTTTCTGCTTTGCCCACACGTCCACCTGGACGCGTGACTCCATCAACCAGCGGGGCGCGTCGATAGGATTCGCGCCTGTCGGCACCAGCGTCAGGCGCACGAAGTTCTGCAAGGCCGCCAGGCCGCCCGGCACCTTCGTCGGCAGGACGGTATACACGCGGTCGTCCACCAGGGCCGCGACTTCCGCCTGGTCACGCAGGAAGTCGGACACCAGCGCCTCGATGTCGGGCATCAGTGTCAGCGTGTCCATCGTCACCGCCGTTCGTACCTAAGTCCGGCCCGGACGCAGCCGCGCATCAACGGCCGGTACGGCGGGTTGTGGACACTGCCGTTTTCGATGATATGCCAGCGCGGCTCGCCGATGATGATGCGCACCACAAACTTGGCCACGTCCACGGCGTGCGACAACTTGAAGTCGAAAGACCGCTTATACGACCCCGTGACCACGGGGATGCTGTTTTCGATCTGCTGAATGACCGGCTGGCTGTTGCGTTCCAGTACCGCCACGGCCTGCGCGGTCCGCACGATCTGTTCCGTAAACCGGGCGTTGTAGACGAAGCGGGCGTGGACGACGGCCACTATGTCCGCCTCCGTACGATGGCCTCGATATGGTCAACCAGCTTCGTCCACGGGTCGCGCACCGGGTTGGGGTCGGACACCAGGTCGTACCGGAAGCCGTCCACCAGCACGTAGTCGTCACCCGTCACGGCAGTGCCCGCGGGCAGGAACAGCGTCCACAGCGTCAGGTCAATGGCCGCCTGGTCGCCTTCGCGGCCCGACCGCAGGGCGCTGCCGCCGGGGCGCTGCAGTTCGCACACGGTGTCCACAGGGGTGCCGTCCTCTAATACCTGGTCGCCGTAGTCGTCCGGCGTGCCTGTGTCGCTGACCTGCACGACCTGGCACGGCCGATTCATCTCGGGGCCGACAATGCCGGTCATCGCAAACGAATCCTTTGGATGACCGCCTCTTCCCAGGAAGTCAGGCCGACGCGGCCCACGTCCACGTACGTCACCGATGCCTGGCCCAGCGTCTTCGACTTCACGTCGCGCCCGTCGCCCGCCGCCATTGCGCGAGCAACCATGTTGTAGACGACGCGCACGATGTCGGCCGGGGGAGTATCCCAGCCATGCGTGTACGTCAGCGTGACGGACTGGAAGCGGTACGGCCAGGGCCTGTAGTGGCGTCGCTGCAGGATGCCCTTGGTTTCCGACCAGTCGTACTCGTCTTCGGGCACGTCTGTGTCGGTGCCGTCCAGTTCCCTGATCTGCACGGCGTGCACGTCCGTGACCGGCCATTCCGGCAGCAGCAGCAGGTTGGTGCCGCTGCCGTCCATCGTCACAGTCTCGTCAACCACCTGGGTGATGGTCAGCGACGCCAGGGCACGCACGATGCTGCTGGCATCCAGGATGGCCTGCGTCACCGTGGCTTCCTGGTCGTCGGGCACGTCGCCATACGCAAGCTCGTACCCGTCCAGGTCACCGATGGGGGCCGTGTTGGTTTCGGGAAGCGGCGGGCTAGGCACGTCAGCACCCCGCCATAGCGTGGACGCGTGGCACTGTGAAGTCCCAGCCCAGCGGATAGTTGGCAGCGTCATCGTCCAGCAGCAGGTCATCGAAGTTGACCTCAAAGCTAGTGGTGGCGTTGCGGCCGACGCGCACCGACACCAAGTCCTGGGGCGTGTTCGCTTCGCTAACGCTGTCGGTGACCAGCACCGACCCCGACGCGTCCAGGACGCGCACGGTAAGCACGAATGGGCTGGCGCTGTAGTCCACTTTCATGTCGAGAAGGTACTGCGTGTCGGCCGTGGCCGTTAGGGCGATGTTCTTGCTGGTCGCGCCCACGATGATTGACACCACGCCGGTCGTGGTGACCCGCACCGCTGCGTTCACGGACGACCCGCGGAACTGCAGGAACTGCTGGGCGGTGGACGGGAAGGCGTGGTGACGCATCCAGCACCGGATGGCAGCTGTGCGCTTGCCCGCCGCGAAGTTGATGTCACCTCGCGCCACGACGGTGCCCGCCGCGATCTTCAGGCTGGCCGCCCCGTTCTTGAACACCGCGGTGTCGATGGACATGAGCGTAGACGCGTCGCTAACGCTGTCGAAGTGGCTAGCGACCGACCCGCTTTCGTATGCGTCATGCTTTACGGTACTCACCGCGGGATCAGCACCAGTTCCACAAGCAGGTTCGCACCGCTGCCGGTGCTGGCGCTGAAGTTCAAGATGTCGCCTTCCGACAGGTCGGCATTGGACGGGTCCACAACAGCGATCTTGGCGCTGGCGCTGAACGTGACGACGAAGCCGGACACGTCAGCGAAGCTGCTGCCGCTGTTGGTGGATTTGCGAAGCTGCACGGCCATTGACCCGCCGGGCGCGGTCTTGCAGGTGACTTTCATGCGCAGCACCGTGCAGTCGAACGGGATGGGCACCAGGAAGTCGGCCGCGTCGGTTTCGGTCGCGCTGATGCTGCCCGCCTTGCCGAACGCCAGCGCCCGCACCTTCGCGGCTTCCACGATCTTGGCCAGGGTCACGCTGCCGTCAGTCGGGGTGCGCGTGTCGGACAGTCGGCTGTCGTTACCGGCACACGCCTGGGTTGCCCCGGTGCCCAGCGTGCGGCGGCTGGCCGTGCCCGCGGCTGCGTCGGACGCCAGGTTCAGCTTGGACTCCGCGATGGCCGCCGCAGCGTCCACGTCGGCGTTCACGATGGTGGACTTCGTGGCCAGACTGCCCAGGCCGCCCACGTCGGCGCTGGTCAGGGCGTCCAGCACCCACGACCCCGCCGACGACTTCAGGTATTCGTTGCTATTGCCGGCATCGGGCAGGCGCGGGTCGTTGCCGCCGCCGCCACCAGCCGGTCGGTAGTCAAGCGCCCGGCTCACGCTACACCCCCGACTTCAGCACGTGGACGGTGACGGTGCCGCTGGCGGTGCGGCCGTACAGCTGCTCCCCGGTTTCCAGGTCGCAGGCTAGGCTGTCGCCATCCGCCACCAGGAAGCCGTTGGACGACGACACGTCGCTGCCGCCGAAGTAGACATCGCCACCGGACGGCTTCACGACGACATGGCTGCCGGGCACTGTGCCGCTACCAGCGGCGGGCGTGCCTTCCGCGACGACTGATGCCGTTGCCGTCACACTGGCGTGCACGGACTTTACTGCCATTGCGAGCCTCCGGACTTGAAGGGTTTACGCCCGGCCCTGGCGGACGTGCCAGGGCCGGGCTGCAGGTGCTAGCTGGAAGCCAGCGACAGGTCGAGCTGAAGCAGCTTGAACGGCTCGTGCACCGCGAAGGCTGCACGCATCTCGGCCAGGATCGTCAGCATGTTGCGGATGAACTGGTCGTCGATGGTGCCGGTCGTGATGGTGGCCGCTTCCCGGTCGTAGACGACCGCTGTGCGGAAGTCACCAATCAGTGCCTTCCCGGCGGGCATCTCGTTCGACCACACGCGGGGCAGCGCCCAAAGCGTGTTCGGGCCAAGACCGAACGGACCCTGGCCGTAGAAGCGTTCCATGCCGTCCTTGGCCAGGTCGATGGCCTCATCGTCTTCCGGCGACATCAGGATGGCCGTTGCCCGCACGCCGATGGTGGCCAGGTACGTCTTGGCCTTGCGCACCGTCGTGAACACGTCGGTGCTGAACGGAAGCACCGGAATGTCCGGGTCGTTCATCAGGCCCAGGAAGTCTTCCCCCGTGCCGTCGCCGTTGACGATCTGATGCTCCAGCGCCTCGTCAAGACCGCGGGTCAGGAAGAGGTCGATGATCGACCGGGCCTGCCCCACGTCCGCAAGCGCCTTCTTGGTGACCGGAATCCAGTGCGCGATGGTGCGCACGGCGGCCTCGGCACGCTCGAACTTGATCGTGGATTCGGGCTTGATGCTGTCGGTGTCGCCGCTGCTGTCCGTTTCGCGGGCTTCCGGCACGGGTGCCGCAGCCAGGTCACGGGCTTCACGGTTCTCCCGGACGTACTCCACCACGTCCGACGTGGTACTGCCGGACGACACCAGGTCGCGCACCGAAAGCGGGGCGAACGTCGGCGGAAGGATGCCGCGGAAGTCCGGCGGGACGGCCGGGATTTGGCTGTCGGACGGGCCGGTGTTGTCACCGACAAACACCAGGTCCTTGCGGCCCGACAGGCCGACCGCGATGGGCATTCCGCCGATGTTGACGATGCCCACGTCCACGTTCTTGACGCCGTTGGGGATTCCCTGCGGGTACCGCTCCTTCAGGGCCTTGTAGCCGTCCGACTCGACGAAAAGCTGACCCAGCGTCTTGCGTTCCACCGCCGGGCGGCCCGACTTGCGGTCGGCGTCGTGCTGCGCGTTGGCCTGGTCGGCCGCTGCCTTCAGGTCGGGAAGGTCGCCCAGCTGCTTCAGCAGGTCGGCGCTGTCCTTGGCCTTCTGGCGCTCGTCGGTCAGGGCCTTGATGTTGTCAAGGTGCTCCTTGACCTTGCCCTGCTCGTCGTCGTTCAGGCTGTCGCGCCCGTCCTTCGTGGCGGCCTCGACGATGGCCTTTGCGGCATCGCCTTCCGCCTGGATAAGCGCGTTGTAGTCCTTGGGTGGCATGGTGCCTCCAGGTCGTTGACGGTGGTTTGTCGTCGGACTTGGGGCTTGGCCCGTATGGTCAAGGCGTGCCAGCCGTGACGGCCCGGTGCTGCGGCCCTGCTTCCTACCCCCTGACGGCCCCGCCCCGTATGGCCCTGCCGCGTGCCAGCGACCTGGCGGCCCGGTTCGGTATGGTCAAGGTGCTGGCGGGACGTATACCACAACGCCCCGGACGGACGCCAGGCTACCCGCCCAGCGCCAGCGCCAGCGTCGTGTCGATGCCGACCACGACCATGGCCGACTTCGGCCGCACAGCCTGGTCTTCGTCGTCGTCCTGGTCGTCGTCCTTGGCCGCCGCGTCAGGGGTCGCCTTCACCCACTTCACGCCGTTGGCGTCCGTCCACTCCACGCAGTCGGCGGGCAGCGCCAGGCCCGACTTCACCCGCAGCGTGTCCGTGTCCCGATTCGCGCCGACCAGCACCGGGCTGAACTCGTGCGCCGACATTTCGGACAGGTCGCGGATGCCGGTTTCGGTGTCGTATTGCGCAGTGCCTTCCCAGAAGAACGACCACTGGCGGACACGACCCGCCTTCAGCAACTTGTGGGCGCGGGCCGCCTTCGGATGATCCATATCCAGCTGGCCGGTCAGCACCAGGGCCGCCTGGCCCTTCCGATTCGCACCCCGCGGGTCCAGCTTGATGGTTTCGCCCAGGTACAGGTCGGGGTCGGCAATCTCGTGCTGCCAGACGATGGGGGCGACGACTTCACCAGCGTTCACGCGTTCCGCGAAGTCGTCCCAACCGCCCTGCTTGATGCGGTCCTTATGGCCGTCCACCACGTCGTACACGCTGACCGCGGCCATCACTTCGCCGCTGTCCGTGGCCGTCGCCGGGTCGGTCGTCAGTGTCTTTTCACCGTGCGCCATCAGAACCTCCGTAGGGCTAGGACGACGACGACCACCAACACGATGATGGCCAGCCAGCCGACCAGGGGGATACCAGCAAACAGCAGCGTCATGGTCCGACCTCCAGGGTACACGTACAACCGGCCACTTCGTCGGCGCTGCCGTTCGGGTCGCCCGGCCAGCGGCAGCCGTTCGGGAACGTGGCGGCCATCGGGATTGACACGCCGTTCAGCAGCGCGTGGGACGTACGCGGGTTGGGGCTGGTCACGTGCCACCGCTTCGTCGTCGCGCCCGTCGCCTTGCCCGCTTCCATCTGCCCGAAGTTGGTGCAGTGGGTAGTCATTGCGCGGGCCAGCGACGAAGCCCGACCGGCGGCTGCCGCGTCGAAAATGTCACTGACCCGCTGCTGCCATCCATCAGCGTTGGAGGAGCCAACAGCCGCCAGGACGGCAGTGCGTGTCTGCTCGTTGACGCTATGGGCGGTCCGGTCAGCGCCAGCGCGCAGGTACTTCAGCATGGGGTCGTCCGACCATGGGTAGTCCGGGTCTAGCCGCTGTAGCGCATGGTGCGCCCCGGCCGACGCGATGGCGGGCGTGTAGCCGTACAGGATTTGGGCCAGCGCGCTGTCGTAGCGTTCCGTGGGCCAATCCAGCGGCGGGGTGTTGTCGGCCTTGCCGGCACCCAGCAGGCGCAGCACGTCCTGGCCCTGATCCCGGAAGTACGTGGACAGCGCAGCGGCAAGCTGGTCGCCGTAGCGTTCCGCCAGGGCCGGTGCCTGGGCGGCCTGGCCCAGCGCCTTGCGGCCGTCCAGCGACTTCGGGAACGGCGTTTCGTCGGGGGCCGTGGCCGCGGGCGACGGCAGGCTGCCGGTGACGACGTTCAGGGGCGTCACCACGTCCGTGCCCTGGCCGTCCGGCAAGGCCGCCATGTTCTTGCGTTCCCGCGCTTCGTCCCTGACCATCCACGGGGCACCAGTCGCCCGCGACAGGGCTTCCGCTTCCTCAAGGAAGCTGCCGCGCAGGGCTTCGTCCATGTCGAACTCCACCCACGCGCCCGGCTTCACGGTCGGCACAACCTGCACGTTGAACTCATCCTGGATGCTGACGTAATGCGGGCCTAGCGTTTCGACGTACAGGCCCTGGCGGTACTGGTCGGTGCTGGCCTGGTTCCCGGCCCGTGCGCCCAGCAGTTCCGGGGCGACGTGGTAGAAGTTGCACACGCTGACGGTGCCCAACTGCACGCCTTCCAGGTACTGCTGGTCGGCCGGGCTGAAGGCGCGGCTGTCGTGCAGGGTCATGCCCTCTTCCAGGATCGGCATGCCGCCCGCGGTCGGGCTGTCGTCGCCCGCCCACAAGGCGTTGAAGTCCTGCTGCAGCCGGGACAGCGCCTCGGGCGTCAGCCCCGGGGCTTCCGCCGGGCGATGCACCACGGCCGGGAAGCGCCCGCCACGCTCGAAAAGCTGCTGCCGGTACGACTGGCCGGTAATCAGTTCCTGCAGGGCCGCCTGCAAGGCCCGCATGGGGTGCTGGCCGCCGCTGCGACCGCACCACAGGAACACCTGCGACACGTCCAGGTCAACCTGGCCGCCGATGCGGATGCTGTGCACCTGGTCGAAGCCGTCCAGCAGCGGCACCCACGTCCGGGGCGGCAACCGCTTCAAGCGGGGCTGGCCGCCGTCATCGGTGACGAGGATGGCCGCCCAGCGGTCCCACAGCAGCGCGTCGCGCAGTAGCTCAGGGATGACCCTTGACTGCGGCACGCCGGGCCACGGTTCCCGCAGCAGCGTGTGCAGCGGGTCGCCCATCGACAGGCGCTGCGTCGCGGTGTCGTCCGTGAAGCCGCACAGCGGGATACGCTTGAATCGATCCACCAGGTAGTCCACGACCTGGCGCACGTCCTTCTGAGTCCGGTACACCAGTTCCGGCGAAAGCAGGAAGCCGAACTGGCGTGTCTCTTGCCGTAGGGCCGCGAAGTGGGGCACGTCCATCTCGATGAACGCCGTGCCGCCAGGGATGCCCTGGCCGACGCCGGGACTGGTCGCCTGTATGCGTCGAAGCTGCCCGCCGCTAAGGACGGTACTCACCGACGCGGCCCCGCGATGGCCGGGCCTGCCCAGCGCGGGCGGCCCTGGCTGGTCGGCTGGGCTTCCGACGTGTAGCCGGTCGCGTACTCCGGCTGTGTGGCGTCGTGGCCCGCCGCCAGCTGCACGTCAAGGCCAGACCTGCTGCGCACCTGCAGGCCGTCCAGCGGCACCTGCTGGTGCCCATCAACCTCGATGGCATCGGACAGCACCACGTCGTACCGCGTCACCCTGCGCAGCGTTCCCAGGATGGTCGCGCCACCCGCCCGGCGGGCTAGAACGCGCTGGCCGATGAACGGTCGCAAGGGGTCACGCATGGCGATGGCCGGAAAGCATACACGCCACCAGGACGTGCAAAGATGACGGCCCCGCCGAAGCAGGGCCGTCGCGGGGGGGGTGTTGGGCGTGGTCAGGCTAGCCGATAGACCATACCTTGCCAGCGGCCAGGTCGTCCAGCATGCCCGCGTGCACACGGCAGTTGCTGGCGTGCACCCGCAGGCTGCTGGCCGTCACCATCAGGCCGTGGCGGGCCTGGCTGCGGCACCCATCGCGGCCGTTGTCGGGCTGGCGTGCAATCAGGTCGGCCGCGTACTGCGTTTCGCCGCGGGCCATGCGCCACGCGTGCTCGACGCGGCTAAGGCGGGGCCGGTAGAACTCGCCGCCTGCACGCAGCATGGGGCTGCGGTTGCAGCCCAGGCCGATACCGGCTTCGTTCCAGTAGCTGGCCCGGCTGTGCCGACCCGCCACCTGGCCGTACCTGTCGCCCAGCGCGTTCGCCAGGTCGCGCAGTTCGGCTTCCTGTTCCATCAGGCTGGCTATGTTCTCGTCATCCAGGGGCGTGGCGGCCAGTTCGGCCCGCAGGGTGTTCGCATAGGCCCGGCGGCGGGCGGCCATGGCGGCATCGCCCTGCTCGTGCTGGGCGCGGTACGCGTCCACGCCCGCCTGGTTCACCGGATTCAGCCCGGCTTCGTCTTCGACCTGCTGCGCCAAGTCGTACACCAGGTCGGCGTGGCCGCGCATGTCGGCGGCCAGCGTTTCGATCATGGTGCGGCGGTCGGTGTCGGAAATGGCCATGGTCTGCTCCTTCGTCGTGGTGGTCTGCATGGACTCAACATACACGAGTCGCACGGCCGCGTCAAGTCACCGCCGCGCTGGCAGCCCGCCGCCGCTGATGACCTGCAGGCCCCGCGTTTCGTACACGCTGGGCGCTTGCGGCTCGTGCGACGCGGCCAGGCTGTGCGTCATCATCAACGTGGTGGCGTAGTCCATCGCCCGCCGCGCCTTCGTCTTGTCCAACCGCCACCCACGGCCCACCGACTTCGTGACCGCGTTCTTGACATGCGCCGCCAGCACCGGGTCGTCGGCGTGCCATATCGCCTGCGTCACCAGGCCGTCCAGCAGTTCCTCACTAGCCGGGGCGGTACGTTCATTCGACTGCGGGAACGGTTCCACCGGCACGCCCTCATCGGCCAGAAGTTCGGCCGAACGGTTGAAGCGCCACGGATCGAAGCCCATAACCACCAGGTCCAGGTGCTGGCCCCATTCCCGCACCTTGTCTTCCACCAACGCGTACCTGATGGATTCGCCCTTCGGCAGCAGCGTGTGGCACGGCGGGGCAGGCTTGTCCGGGTCGTCCGGCGTCACGCCCCACACGTGCCCGCCGACCAGCCAGCGGCCCGGCTGGCCTTCGCCCCAATCCGGGCGCTGCACCTGCCAGCCCACCGACGCCGTGTCCTTGTGCGTCGCAAAGTCCACCGCCAGCCAGCCTTCCAGGCCCCGCAGCTTCACCAGGTCGGCCACGTCATTCGTGCACGCTTCCCACACGCCGGGCGCAAGGAAGCTGGCCTCGTCATCGTCGGCGGGGTGGTTCAGCCGGTAGCGCAGGAAGTCCACCGGCCGCGACTTGCGGCGGCTGCGTTCCAGCACGTCCAGCGTGATCCAGGACGCCTTGTTGACCCTGGCCCACGCGTCCCGATCCTCGATTTCGTCTTCCCCGATTTCGTCGATGCTGGCGTACATGTCGTCCCGCGCATCCGGTTCGCCGGCAATGACGCGCAGGCCCTGCGCCCGCACCCGGCTGCACACGCTGGCTTCCGGGTCGGTGTACGCAGGGGCATTCGTGATGCTGCCCAGGAACGGCTGTTCCCTGGCGTCGCCCGACCGCGATAGCATGTCGTACAACGCGGCCCGGTCGTGATGGTGCAACTCGTCCAGGATGCCGCCGTGCATGTTCACGCCTTCGTCGCTGATCGCGTCCGCAGCGATGACCTTGTAAAAGCTGTCCGTGCTCGGCACGTAGATGCTGTCCTTGTAGATGACGACGTACCGATACAGCGGTGACTTCTCGACCATGCTGACCAGCTGGCCGAACACGATCCGGGCCTGCTCCTTGTCCGTCGCCCCGCCGTACACTTCCGCGCCCGGCTCGTCGTCCGCCAGCAGCAGGTACCCGCCCCACGCAGCCGCCCGCGTGGACTTCCCGTTCTTTTTCGGCTCCTGCACGTAGGCTTCCTGGATCAGCCGCAGGCCCTGGTCGTCCACCCGGCCGAAGATGGCCCGGCATTCGTCCACCTGCCACGGTTCGAAGTCCAGCGGCTGCCCGGCCCAGCGGCCCTTCGTGTGCACCAGGAACTCGTGGGCGAACTTGACCATGCGCAGCCCGCCGTCCACCTTCGCGCCCGACCTGGGATGCGGCCCAATCACGCCGGACACGAAGTCGTACACCGTCTTCGCTTCCGTGCGCACAGCATGGGCCTTCGCAACCTCGTCGCGGAACATACGGGCCAGCGCCTGCTTCAACCGCGTGTCCGATTCGCCGCGGTACTGCTCCTGGATATCGCGCAGCCGCTGCCACACTTCCGGCAGCATCGGCCGCGTCGCATCCTTCGGCGGCTCTTCCGGCAGGTCGTCCTGTTCCAGCGCCCGGCGGTGCGTGGAGTGATGCGGGTCCCAGCGGTCAGCCTGAACGCGTTCCAGCAGTGTCATGCGGACTGGCGTGCCCACTAGCCAAACCCTCCACCGGACGAGCACGCC